TACCCGATGTGTCTTGGAATGGCACCAATTGGCAATATGAAACCGGAAAACTAGACAGTGTATGTGTCTGGGCTCCATCACATGAGCCCTGGATTGATCCCGAGACCAAACAACGTCCCAAACCCATCAGTGCAAGCGGTCCCGGACTACTAGGCGGATTGGCCATAGGTATTGCTACTGGTGCATTGGGATCACTGGCAGTATCAGGCGGAATCAGTGCGTCAGAGTCTATAAGCAGTTTCTTTAACGGAGCTTCTAAGTGATAGACGCAGGCATTCAATCGGCTGTTGGTTTACCAATATCAAACCCGTTACCGCCCAGCTGGTTGGGACGAGCCGACGCTCCGGCCTTGGTGCCAAGTTGGGCCAATATTGGTGTGTTGTCGGGCACACAAACTAGATCCCTGCTAGCACAAATCGGATACGATCTCAGCAACTGGAACTACAACTTGATTGGCGCCAACAATCAGTTGGGGCGATATCAACTCAACACTGCCACACTGGAACTGTATGGATTGTTGGCCGCAGGATCAAATCAAACTTTTGGTACCAGTTGTGTAAATTATAAAACTTGTTGGCACCCAGTTGTGGTCAACAACGGAATCAATAACTATCAGAATTATTTTTATAACATATACAGTCTGCAACAATTTCTTTCTACCACCAATGCACAGGATCATTTGGCCTATCAACTTTTGGTGGATCTGTATCTGTCGGCCATCAATGCTGATGTTATATTGTCCACTGACAGTGCAGATACTGTGGCTGGTATGTTGTATGTGTGCTGGACCCTGGGAGTGGGTGCATCCAGCTCGGCCAGTACACCGGGCGGATCCGGAGCATGGGCCTGGAGATATTTCAATTTTGATTCTACAGGAACCAACAGTTTCAACAGCGGACGCTACGCTGCCACATCTTTGAGTATATAAATACAGTATGTCTATTACCTATCGCGGATTCAGTACTCTAGTGAGCAAGAAAAAATACAGTCTTACTGACTATGACCTTGCAAAACAGGATCTCATCAACTACTTCAGCATCCGTAGAGGTGAAAAACTCATGCAACCCAATTTTGGTACCATAATATGGGAACAGTTGTTTGAGCCCTTGAACGAGACCACGCAGAACGTGATCACCAGCGATATACAACGTATTGTGGCATACGATCCAAGATTGACTGTGAATCAAATCTCGGTCACGCAAGAAACCAACGGCATAATGATACAGATCAGCCTCAATTATGTGCCAACCAATCAAAGTGACACTATACTTCTCACATTTGACCGAAACAGTCAACATCTTACCACTAATTAACTACCCATATTACTAGCCTAAATAAATACACGATATAGGTAAAGAATATGGCACAAACAACCCGTCAAACAAATCTCTTAGTTGAACAAGATTGGACCAAGGTCTATCAAAGTTTTACTAATGCAGATTTTACTAGCTACGATTTTGAAACTCTTCGGGCTAGCATGATCAAATATTTGCAAACCTACTACCCAGAATCGTTCAATGATTTTATTGAAAGTAGTGAATATCTAGCCCTAATCGACATGCTGGCTTTCCTGGGGCAGAGCCTGGCATTCAGAACCGATCTAAACGCACGTGAAAATTTTATAGATACTGCACAACGCCGTGACAGTATCCTTAAACTGGCACGTATGCTCAGCTACAATCCTACTAGAACCAACAGTGCCAGCGGACTATTAAAAATTGACAGCATCAGTACCACCGAGAGCTTGATGGACAGCAACGGTATTGATTTGACCAATACCACAGTGTATTGGAATGATTTGACCAATGACAACTGGCTTGAGCAGTTTACCACCATAATCAATTCAGCCCTGGTTACTAGCCAAACTATTGGCAAGCCAGGCAACAGTCAATCAATCAATGGAATACAGACTGACGAGTACGGAATTAACCTAAATCCTGCTCTGTTGCCAGTGGCACCATTTTCGGTAAACATCAATTCAAGCACAGTGAATTTTGAAGCAGTCAGTGCCACCACCGTGGGACAAACCTACATATACGAACGCGATCCCACACAACAAGGACAGTTCAATATACTGTATCAAAACGACAACAACGGAAATGGCAGCAACAACACCGGCTTCTTTTTGTATTTTAAACAGGGCGGACTACAAGCCACCAACTTCACAATTAACAATTCCATCCCCAACAACTTTGTGCCTATTACCACAAACAACATCAACGCCACTGATGCTTGGTTGTACAGCTTAAATGTCAACAACAGTGTGCAAACACTATGGCAACAGGTTCCTGCGCTTCCTGGTGTAAACGTAATTTACAATCAGCTCACAAATAAAAATCTATATCAGCTGAATACCACCAATAACGATCAAGTCAACATTGTATTTGGTGACGGTAGTTTTGCTAACATTCCGCAAGGCGCTTTTAGATTCTATTATCGCAGCAGCAACGGATTAAACTACTCAATCACACCTGACGATATCAGCAATGTAACAATATCATTGAGTTATGTTAACACTAATGGAACTCTACAAACACTGACCATAAGTGCTAGCTTAAAGTACACAGTTACCAATGCCACTTCGGCACAGAGCCTTGATTCAATCAAGACCTATGCGCCACAACAGTACTACACACAAAATCGCATGATTACTGGCGAAGATTATAACATCTTCCCGTTAACCAACTTTACTAGTATACAAAAAGTCAAAGCAGTTAATCGTACCAGTAGCGGAGTCAGTTTGTATCTGGATACACTAGATCCTACTGGCACATTCAGTAGCACAAATATTTTTGCTGATGACGGGGTTTTAGCAGCTAACACTTATGTGGGCTCAAGTACATTTAGTTTTGTTACTACCAATGATATCTATAACACCATCTATAACAAAATTATTCCTATAGTGAGCAGTGTTGGCATGACTAATTACTACTATGCCAACTACACCAGATATCTGCCACCACACAACAACATAACATTTACTCAAGCCACAAACGGAGTCACAACTAACTCTAGCTGGGGCAATTTATACTACTCGGGTACTGTACAAACCATTGGCTCCATTGCCAGCGGCAATTTACAGTATATTAATGCGGGCTCAAGTTTGCAATTCACCAACAATGGATCAACTTTTTATGCCAGTGTGAGTCAAGTAGTCAACAACACACAACCCTATTTTGGTACTGTGGTTCCAAATGGATCTACATTAACATCAATTATTGCACCGTTTAAAAATGATTTGTCAAACAGTTTGGTATCTACCATTGTGTCACAGATTGTTGCTCGAGTCAACTTTGGGCTCACATACGATCAAACACAACAGGCCTGGATCAATATTCCGCCCAGCAACATAGGAACCAGCACCAATTGGCTCGTGAAATTTACTTATAACAATGGGTTGTATAACATTGTCTATCATCAATTGGAATATAATTTTATAAGTGTCGGCGAGACTAATTTTTATCTAGATCCCACAGTCAAGGTATATGACAGTGTGATAGGTGCCAGTGTATCTGACACTGTTAAAATATTAAAGATCAACAGTGTGCCCAATGGTAATACACCAATTGGTAGTGACATTACCTGGAACATCTATAATGTGATAACTGCCAATGACGGTTATGTAAATGGCGGTCAAGTGCTAGTAAACATGCCACAAACTCAAGTGTCCGGTGTTCCTGACAATCCTGATTTATTTACAACCATTGCCGGTGCATCCAGCGCCAGAGGCGGATTGTATTTCCAGTACCGACACAATGCACCCAGCAGAAACCGAATTGATCCTACACCAGTCAACATAATTGACCTGTATATTCTAACTGCTGACCATGCCACCAGCTACATCAACTATTTGCGTGATCTAACTGGAACTGTAAAAGAACCATTGGCACCTACCAGCAGTAGCTTGGAAATAGCCTACAGTGCCTTGGACAACTACAAAACAGTGGGCGACACTATAATTTATAATCCGGCACAGTTTTTACCCTTGTTTGGTGCCAAAGCACAATCTAGTCTACAAGCAAGATTCAAAGTAGTCAAGAATCCGGCTGTTGGTATAACCGACAACGAAATAAAAAGCAATATTATCAGCGCCATCAATGCCTACTTTGACATACACAATTGGGACTTTGGTGATACCTTCTACTTCAGTGAACTAGCAGCATATCTGCACACTTCGCTAGCACCCAATTTGGCCAGCGTGTTGATTGTGCCTGAAGACGATACATTGGTATTTGGCAATTACTTCCAAATCAACAGTGAGCCGTGGCAAATTATTACCAGTGCTGCCACTGTTGACAACGTGGATATTATAAGTGCAGTTACTGCAGCTGAACTCAATCTTGGTAACACACTAGTAGGAACACCCTAATGCCAATTAGAAACACAATTAATCTTCTACCTGAAGCATTTAGAAGCACAACCAATCAACGTTTTTTAGGGGCCACTGTAGATCACTTGACTGCAGAATCAGCCAATGTGCCGGTTAATGGCTATATTGGAAGAACGTTTGCGCCCACCTACAAACCTGGTGACAATTATGTTCCTGAAGCATCCGCCCTAAAAACCAATTATCAACTTGAACCCAGTGTGGTGATACGAGACAAAAATGGCAACGTTATTTTAAACAGCGACTACATCGAACTGTTGCAAAATATTGCCAACAATGGCGGTAATTCGCGTCTTCAGCAACGCCTATTTGAGTCACAAGACTACAATTTTGATGGGCATTTTGATTACGACAAATTTGTAAATCACAACAACTACTACTGGATGCCTAGCGGTCCAGACTCGGTCACAGTCAGTGCCAATCAAACTCCGTATGTGGCCAACTACACAGTGACTCGCGACACCAATGTTGGCGGATACACATTCAGTGGACTAGGCGGCCATCCCAATACTCAAATCAGTCTAGCACGTGGCGGCACATACACATTCAACGTTGATCAGCCTGGCAATCAATTTTGGATTCAAAGCGAACCTGGAGTGCGTGGGGTTGACTCAAAAGTAAACACCATTAACACTCGTGATGTTTTTGGTGTTAAAAATAACGGCACCGACAATGGTACAATCACTTTCAATGTACCCTTGGCTGACGCACAGGATTTTTATACTGGGTTAGTAAACAAAGACACAGTAAACGCAGCAGTAACATTTAGATATACTGATATTCAAAATCAATTGTTGAGCACGTTCTTGACTCAATTCCCTGAGGGATTGGATGGAATCAATTCACAACTCAATAACAAAACTTTTATTTTTATCAATAATGATCTTGACGACAGTTATTGGACCACACCTGCACTGCCTGACAGTTTTGTTCCTCCTGACAGTTATGTGGCATCAAGTATTTCTCCAGGAGATGTAATTGGTTATCCCGCCACACTAGAAGTACCTCCATACCTGTATGCACCTAGAACCAGTGTTTGGCAAATTACTCTAGTGCCCAGTGGCAACGACTACCTAATACAAATTAAACCAACAACATTGGTTTCTAGTTTACAGAAAGTGTCCATTGGATCTGGAGCCACTTACGCTTCAAATCAATTCTGGTTAAACAACAATTATGCCTACAATATTGTACCGCTAATAACTGCCACCACCAATTACTTGTATTATCAGGACAGTAACAATCCTGACTTTGTTGGCGAAATCAAAATTGTTGACAACACAGCAGTGCCCATCAACGTTACAAACGATATCATTGGACGTCGAAGCTACACCAGTCCCAATGGAGTAATTTTTACCAATGGACTAAAAGTATTCTTCGATACCAGCGTAGTACCTGCTAGCTATGCCAGCGGCACCTACTATGTGGAAGGTGTTGGTACTGCCATAACACTGGTTCCAATCTCACAATTGGTTGTGCCTGAAGCCATTGGTCAAAATATTGCTACTACTCCTGAATATGTTACCATTAATCGTGCCAGCCAGGATCACAATCCATGGAGCCGATACAATCGTTGGTTTCATAAAGATGTACTAACAGCCACAGCCAAGTACAACAATGCTGCCAGCGTTGATTACGGACCAAACATTGCGGCTCGCCGTGCCATTATTGAGTTTGAGCCTAATTTACAACTGTTTAATTTTGGCGTACAAGGCAAGTCCTGGGTCAATGTGCTTACAACGTCGGCCACAAATGCTTTTGCCACAATTGAAGGTCAAACCAGCTATACACTAGATGGAGTTGCATTGACCACTGGCATGCGAGTTATATTTGCCAATGACTACGATCCCAACGTTACTAACACAATCTTGCAAGTGGATATTGAAACCATTGGTGGACAATCATTTCTAAGACTGATCCCCACCAGCGACGATCCGGTACAGGCCGGAGAAAATGTTTTGGCCACTAGCGGCATACATGCCGGCGTCAGTTACTGGTTCAATGGTTTGTCTTGGACACAGAGTCAACAAAAGACCACAATTAACCAAGCACCCTTATTTGATCTTGTAGATGCCAACGGATACAGTTTTGGTGACACCACAGTATATCCAAACACCACATTTGCTGGCACACCATTTTTTGGTTATGCAGTTGGTACTGGCACCAACGACAGTGTGCTGGGATTTCCCTTGGTATATCAAAATTTTAACAACATTGGTGACATTGTTTTTGTTAACTATTATGACAACACAGACACTAAATATCCTCTTAATCAATTCACATATACCACAAACATCAATACTGGTGCCACTGCCAATATCAGTTATAACTCAGGTTACCTAGCAAAAAATTCTGGGTTATCTACCCCAACAAAATTGAATAACTGGATTGCCACAGTTGAATCTACCAAGCAGTACCAAATCATCAGCAAGACCTATGAAGGGTATGTACTAGATATCAGTGGTACCAATTATCCGTTTATTCAAATTGACATATTGCCTGACGCAGAAAAAACCATACCCTATATCAAGGTCTACGTCAATAATACACTGCAAACTGTTGATCAATACTCAATAACAAATTTTGGAGTATATCCAGTTGTAATTTTTAAATCCACAGTGGCAATGGGAGATAAAATTGATGTTGCAGTTTATAACGCAGGTACAGCCAGTGGCCTAGGCTACTATCAAGTGCCGCAAAATCTTGATTTTAATACTTTAAATAATAATTTTACAACCATAACGCTGGGACAGGTTAGAAATCATTATTATAAACTGATTGAAAATACCAATGTTGGCACTATCAATATTCCTGTACAAGACAACTATATAAAGGCCAAGGGCGGAACACTACTACAACACAGTAGTCCTTTAGTTTACGCTATGACATTCATGGCAGATCCTGTGGTGAATTTCAAGAATGGACTTGATCTTGCACGTAAAGAATACAGTAAATTTAAAAATAAATTTATAAGTCTATGCAGTACATTGGGCACTCTTAAGCATTCAGACCCAGTGTCTGGAGTAGATACCATACTGAAAAATATCAACAGTGCCAAAAATAGCAGTTTTCCATGGTACTACAGTGACATGGTACCACAAGGCGGCGAGTACAATACAACCACATACACTGTGCTCAATGCTAGACAACTGCAATACGAAATAAAAAGTATTTTTAACAATTCTGTATTGAGTAATCGTGCGGTCATTATCTATTATACTCCAGCCAACACAACCGCAACACGTCAACTGACTTTTGGTAAAGATTATACTTTCAGTCAAGTAATTCCAGCAGTGTTGTTTGACATCACGCTCACTGTTGGCGATACAATTAGCATCAGAGATTATATTACCACAGACGGTAATTATGTACCAGAAACTCCCACCAAGTTGGGACTGTATCCAAAAACTGTACCAGTAAAATATCTAGATTCTACCTATATAAAACCCACCTATGTAATTAGAGGTCATGATGGTTCATTGACTCCGGCCTACAATGATTTTAGAGACGATTACTTGCTGGAATTAGAATTAAGAATTTATAACAATATCAAGACCAACTACAACGAGAATTTTATAAATTTATATGATACCATCCCAGGCAAATTCAGACGCACCGACTATGCAATTGCTGAATGGAATCGAGTACTGACACAGAATTTCTTATCTTGGGTTGGCATCAACAACATTGATTATACCACTAACAAATGGTACAATGCCAACAATCCCTGGACCTGGAACTATACCAAATTCCTAGATGTCACGGCAACAACCAGCAATGCCAGTTACTTGAGTGGCTCTTGGCGTGCCGTATATCAATACTGGTACGACACCGATACTCCACACTTGACTCCGTGGGAAATGCTGGGATTTGGTGCTGAACCAGATTGGTGGGCTACTCGTTATGGCCCTGTACCATACACCAGCGGCAACACAGTGCTATGGGAAGATCTAGAAAAAGGCTATATCTGGAACAACGGCGAGCCATATATTGATGCTCGTTTTGCACGTCCCGGGTTAGCACCTAAACTGGCCACTGCCACTTCTCCGGCTGTGCCTGGATTTATTCCAAGTGATCTAGCTGGCAATTTACTAGACCCTACACAAATAGGGTTGGTAAAACAAGTTAATAATGCAACAGCATCCAGCAATTTTGCAGTAGGCGATCAAGGACCTGTGGAGACTGCATGGAGACGCAGCAGTGATTATCCGTTTGCTGTACAACATGCCATGGCATTCACAAGACCAGCACAGTATTTTGCAACACAAATTGACACCAGTCGTTTCTCGATAAATCCCATAACAGGACAGTTTAGTAACAGTGCCAATCAAAAGATAACTCCTTCGGCCCTGGTAGTCAACGGTGACACAGTGTCTGTGCCGGGATCGGTATTGCGTTCTAGCGGATACCTTAACTGGATCATTGACAACATAAAAAATCTAGGCATTGATCCGGTAGCAAAATTAAATACCTATTTTGCCAATTTTAATGTACAACTTGCCTACAAGGTGTCAGGTTTTACCGATCAAAATTTAATCACGGTCACTGCTGAACAAACCAGTCCGGGCAGTACCAATGCCAGTATCATTATACCACAAGAAAATTACAAAGTGTATCTTGGCCAACCAGTTTCAAGGGGCAGTATCACATATAGTGCAGTGATTGTAACAAAAACTGCTGCTGGGTATTCGGTGTCAGGATACGATACTGTAAATCCATTTTTTGTGGTTGTTCCTAGCGCAGCCAATAACAATACCAGCACAATAACTGTTAACGGGGTTGACATAAAAGTGTATCGGGATGGCAACGGAAAGTTTTATAATGTTCCATACGGCACCACAATACCCACTGAACAACAATTGGTTGACTTCTTGGTCAGCTATCAACGTTATCTAGTCTACTCGGGATTTACATTTGATATATTTGACAATGACCTAAATCAAATGCGAGACTGGCTATTGAGTGCACGTGAGTTCTTATTCTGGTCACAACAAAACTGGGGACCAGGAACCTTGCTGGTACTAAGTCCAGTACTAGACACCATCAAGGTCAAGAGTCAAGGGGTAATCATTGGCGAAGTTACCAATACACCAGGTGGCAGCCGAATCATTGATACCAATTTCTCCCCCATTAAAAGTAGCTCGTTTAATATACTGCGAAATGATTTTCCTTCGGGGCCTGAATACAATCAGTTTTCGTTACAGGTTGTTGACGGAAAATCTGTGATTGGTTTTGCCAGTTTGAATCTTGTGCAATATCAAAACACCTTGATATTTGACAATGTGGACGACTTTGGCGACATCATCTATGTTCCTGAACAAGGCACACGACAGTATCGTTTAAAATTGAACGGAACAAAAACTGGACAATGGGACGGAGCATTTGCGCCCACTGGCTATGTGTACAGTAACCCCACAATCAATTCATGGCAACCTGGCACCGATTATAAACAAGGTGACATTGTGTTGTACAATAACAGTTATTACACTGCACCTACCAATATTGTAGCAACTCAAACTTTTGCTCTAAGCAATTGGACACGAATACCAGCCAGCTCGATACAAAAAGGCTTACTGCCAAGTTTTGCACACAATGCTCAAGTATTCCAAAACATCTATGATGTGGATCGACCACCAGAAGATCACAACTATCAAATCTTCAGCGCAGGCTTGATTGGATTCCGTGAACGACCATTCTTGAGCAATCTTGGCCTAAATGTATCTACTCAAACCAAGTTCTACCAAGGCTATATCAGTCAAAAGGGCACAGCAAATGCCATCGAAGCTCTAACCAAAGCCACGTTTGACAATGTCAACGGAACTATCAATACCTATGAAGAATGGGCTTTCCAGGTTGGTCGTTACGGCGACATCAACAACAACCTATACACTGAATTTGTACTAGATCAAAGTG